CGCAAATTTTAATGGAGATAGATACATATTTTTATCCAGTTACATTAGTAGATAGCACCTATGAATTTAGTAAAAATGTATTTAACAAATTAAAGGCTTTAGAACTTACATTTAATTTAAATCAATCTAGATACTCTCCAATAATACTACACTCATATTCTATATTCTTTCCGTCGATAATTATTTCAAGTAATTTAAATACTCCTTTAATGACTGTCATTCTATCAACTTCAATACTACATTTAGCAGTCTTACTTGCATTAAAGTTATACCCTACATTTGCATTTGCATCATTAGTAAAATTTGAATTATTAAATTCAAAAATATTACCTAACAAATTATTGTTGTTAGTAGTTCCCGGCAAAATAATTGTTTTACTGAATGCAGTAGTCTTGCTATCAATATTTTTTAAATCTGAAACCGAATAAGTTATTTGATTGCTCAATCCCTTATCAATATCTAATTCAAAATTCTCTATAAATATTCTTGTCATTATCTTAATTGTGAGTATCTAGATTGATTTAAATTAAATGTAAGTTCTAAAGCCTTTAATTTGTTAAATACATTTTTACTAAACTCATAGGTGCTATCTACTAATGTAACTGGATAAAAATATGTATCTATCTCCATTAAAATTTGCGGACTTGATATAAGATCTGCCATCCAAGTATATTCATCATCAGTTAAAGCATCAGCAGTTAACTTATAATTAAAAGTAGATTTATTACTATAATTTATTGGTCCTTCATAATACCTACTATATGCGCTTTGATAATCAACTGAATTACCATTAAACCTATAATCTCTTTGCTCAAATGATTTTCTTTCTACACTCATATTTAATTTACTAACTAAATCAAATCTTAAACTATCCCACATTCCCCAAGCATTCATAAAATGAATATTAATAGGTTCATACTTAGGATTACAAACTACATAAACTCGTATCTTATCAAAGTTATTAAACCAAACATCATAGTATCTAACACTTTCATTAATTGTTATACCTAAGTTATTTGAGATTGCAGTGCTGCCTATATTCATTTGTACAAATCCATTCTCTATTGTTGTAGTGCTTCCGCTTGCAGTTGCTATAAGGGCATTGTTTTCATTAAAAGTAGAGCATTTTAAATTAAGTGTTGTATTGGTATAAAATGGTATATATAAATTCTCTCCTAATTTAGTTTTTGCATAAAGTGGTCGATTAGTTAACCATTTGTTTAATTTATCTTGTAACGTTACAACTCTTCTTTTAAATAAAGGTGCTCTGAAATTAAAAACAGTTGTAGTTGATGATGCAAGATTCAATGTAGTTACACCACTTATTTCTTCGCCTACTCTAATTTGATATTGCACTCCCATTTCTCCGCTTACATTTGGCTCGTATACATAAGCAACTCCAATAGGTTCAAACCAGTTAAATGTTATTGAATTGCGAACTGTAGCACCGGCATTAAAATAACCTTTACCATTAGAAGGTTCAGGGAATTGTCTTACAGATACTTTTTTTACTCCACCTACATAAACTTCAAATATGTATTTCATATCTGTGCTGCCGGATGCAGTACTTGTTGCAACGTGCCATAAGTCATCTTGTGCAGTTGAACCGCTTGGAGGATTTGTATTAATTGTTATACTCATTTCTTTTTCTTTTTAGGTTGCCCTATTTGTATTACTATTGCTCTGCCTATTAAATTTAATATATCTTCAGACAATTTAGGTAATACATTATTCATTGCATTATCTAGATAACCTGTAGTTTTAATACCGTACTTTTTTATGTTATAAACTAATTGATTGACTTTTGTATCTATTAATGATTCTCTCTTTTGCTCCGCTGCTATTGTTGTTTTTTTTGTATTTACTACTCTTATACTTGCTTTACCACTATTTATATATTCCTTTAATCCTTTCCTTGCAGTTTGAGGCATTCCGTATGTTTTATATTTATACGGACTGCTTGGTGCATTTTTACTGCTATCAACTCCCCTAACTCCCTTATTTACAAAGTCATAATAATCAATCATATTAATATAAACACCTGTGCCATTTTCATTTGCAACTATATCTATATTATCTGCTAGTTGACCACTAGAAGTTATATTTTTGTTTTTAATTTGTTCTCTTATTTCTTTTTGGAATATTTCTGTATATTCAAAAAATAAAGCCAACGTAGGATTATTTAAATCAATATTGGCAGTATCCTCGATTGAATAATCAGTCTTACCTAATTTGTTTTTAATTAAAGCATCAATTTGACTTTTGCCTATGCTCATTTTCTATTTTTAATTTTAAATAAAGTAAGTCATTTAAAAAATGTATTACTTTTAAATTCCAAACCGATTCAACAGGTATTCCTTCGAAGTCTGCGACCATCTTGGCATTGTAAAGCCATCCAAAATGCTTTGTGAAATCGTCAATACCTCCATCGCTTTCTCCTTCGCTATCCCCTTGCTTGTCATCTCGTTTATCAAATAAGGCTGGATAACCTGCATTGATACGTTGAATAAAGTGTAAAAAAAAACCGCTGCGTGATATGCAACCTCAAAATCCATTTGCTCTAAGTCACTTGCTAGTTCTTCGTGTTCAACCCATTTGCCCCATTTAAATCTAACTGGTGTAACTATCGAAGCCATTATCTTATGTAAGTTCTGTATTATATCAGTACTAAACGTTGATACTTCTACATAAGTTCCTGCTTTACATTTAGTTACATCATAATTAATTCTATAAAACCGCTTTCCTACCCTAACTATTTTTTTAGGCTTGCCCTTCATTAAGTCTTTCTCAAATATTTTAAATTGCCTATGAACTAATGCGCAAGTAATATTAAACCTTGTCATTGACATTTTTTCTACTTGCTCAGGTGTCTTTCCTGTTACAATGCCAACCATCTTTATAGACTTATCAAAGTCCATATCTTCAGATGAAGCTACATAGTACAATTCTTGAAATTGCTTAATTGTCATAATCTATTATATAAGTTTTTGAAAAATGTAATTAAATAAAGTGGTATTGACCGCTGCCCCTATTCTCTATCTTGCATTTATTAGCTAAAGCCAAAGCATTAACGCAGTCATCGTGGAATCCGGCAGGTGCTGAATACCTTACCCCTGTTGAAGTAAATAGATATTCAAATATTTCTAATTCGTCTTTGATTGCTCCTTCAGGGAATCCTATTTCTTTTTTGTGGATTGAACTTGCAAGACTTTCCATAAGTTGCTGCTTACTGGTTGATGTATATTTAAATCCGGTCATATCGTTAAAATACTTTTGTAAATCTTCAACTATTGCATCGCCTACTCCTGTGCTATCAATAAAAATATGTTTATGCTTTCGTATCTGTTTAATTGTTTCTTTAGTCTGTAGCCAATCCTTTTGGAATCTATCAAAGTGGCAAACCTTACCTTCGCTATCTAATCCTATAATAACAGTCCAGTCAAAAGACTTAGCCAAATCTATTCCATAAAACATTGGTTCATTATAACTTAAACTGCAAGTACACTTTGTAATATGTTCAGCACCAAATGGATTAGCTGCATTCTCCATTGGGTTAGCCATATACTCTTGCTCAAATACTGAATTCGGTAATTGCGCTTTTGCATCGTTAATCTCTGATGTTAAGATATAAGGGTTATCGTAGGTAGTAAATTTAAAACTCTCCCAATCTCTTTGACCGCCTTTCATATAAAGGGAATAAAAATAGTTTTTGCCTCTAGGAGTAGATAAGAATAATGCTCTGCCTTGATAATCGGTTAAGGTCGGTCTAATTGAATTTAGCCATCCATCCTGTAGATCAGATATAAAACTGGCTTCATCAATTACAACTAAATGAAACTTTCTACCTCTTAGGTTATCTAGTCTTTCGCCGGTAAAAAATTCAACTGTGCCTCCATTTGGAAAGTGAATAGTTAAATCGCTTTTGTTGTTTTCAAAGGGTACACATTGGGTAAGTTTCTCGAAGAATGTTTTTGCTAGTTTATAAGTAGGTGTAATATAGGCAACCTTCATTCCCTGAAGTGCATTACTAATAATCTCTACCTGTGAAAGTTCAGACTTACCAAATCGCCTTCCGCACATAACTACTCTAAACCTTGCAGTTGATTCGAGTATTTTAGTTTGGTTAATATGCGCTTCTGGTAGTTCTAAAATCATAATATTGTTTTCCCTTTAACAAATACAACCTCTATTTTAGAATCCTGTGTAACTGCAGTAGTTTCTTTTGGTTTACCATATACCCTTGATAGTAAAGTGTCAACCGAATACAAAGAACCTTTAGCCATTGACTTAATTAAAGCATTAGCCAAAGTCTTTTCTAATATTGTGCTTTCTTTGTTATCCCATACCGCTTTAAGTTCATCAACAGTCATCGCCATTAATACCTGAATGCAATCCATTACCTGTGCATTCTTATATCCGTGTGGTGCAAGTTCTGTAATATACTTTCTTGGTCTGCCATTACGGTTACCTTTCCAAGCTGCTCCTTTCTCGTATCGGTTTAAGTATCCGCCGTGTGGTTGTTTCTCTAGTGACATATATTTACTATTTTTTCTCTTTCCATTAATAAACTACTGCAGGTATGTCCTGGTGCTTGAACCATCCTATAATTAATTCCTAATCCCATTGCTATGGTTGACAAAGCAGAATAACCACCCGTAAACATTTTAGCATTGTAAATCATTTCTGCTGCAGTTAAAAAATTACAATCAAAGAATTCTACTTCATTTGTATTTAATCTATCAAACTCTTCTTTGTAACCTAAGTAAAATACTTTCTCACTTATTGTTAAAAGATATTTAATCTCTTTATGCCAGTCAAAGTTAGGATCAAGGTAATTGCTACCTGTATTTATTACTGAATAATTATAAGGAATATAGAAGTCTTTTTTATTTAAAGTAAGCCATCCATCCCTCCAAGTATTATCCTCTAAATTTTGTGCCTTTAAATGCGCCTCAATGATATTGAAGTGATGACTTGCATATTGTCTGAATTTATCTAAGTCTACATCTATGTTAGGTAAGTTATCTGATATTATAACATCCTCAATATATGGCTGCATCTTAATTAAAGGTGCAATGCTTTCTGCTCTTTGTAAATGATAAGGTGTTATATATAAAATACCGCCACCCATCTTTCTTATGGTAGGTAAACTAAATACTAAATCTCCTGTTGCTCCGCTATGCTTAAATGTTGTCATACCATCTGTATATTGTATTTAGAAAATCTATTACACATACTTTACAGTTATTATTAAAGTAATAGTATTCATCTTTAAGTCTGCGATATTCATTTAAAAGTTCTTGTTGAACATCGTGATGAAAGTTTACTATCTCCCCTGTTCTATGGTAGAAGTCATAGTAATGCCGGTGCTTTTCAAATATTAAATTTTTCTCAACTAATAATGCTTTTATAGGCATCGTATCGTTGTTGGTTAATTTCGGTGAAGTTGTATTTCTTGGACGCCCACGCATAAAGTTCGTTGCCTAAATTTTCCCTCAGGCTTGGGTTGTTAGTTAATAAATTAATATACCTGAACCAGTCCTTTTGATTGTTAACCCATAATACAGGTGCATCTACATCCATATTATAAGGTGCAACGTTTGAACAAATGACCGGCAGTCTTTTTGCTGCTGCTTCTAATATTTTTAAATTGCTTTTGCAAGCGTGCCATTCGCTATCTTCTAAAGGTATCAAAACAATATCTGCATAGTTGTACATATCCATATACTGTGTAGGACTAGCTGAATGTAATTTTATTGATGGCAAATTGCCAGTAAACATAGAAAACATTTTATCCCATATTGACTTAGTATAAGCATCGCTATCATTATATCCACCCATTACCATTTGAATATCCTTTCTGCCTTGTAACCTTTTTAATGGTTCTTTTAAAATCTTAATATCGTTATCGTGGCTTATGCTCCCACACCAAAACAATCTTACCTTATCAGACTTAACTCTATTATCATTAAATTGATTTAATCCATAAGGTAAAGCATTCGGTGTTATAACTACATTATCATTAAACTGCTTTACTTTATTCAATAAATTGACATTAGTAACCGTAACCAAATCAGCAGCCATTAAATTCCTTTCAATCCTTTCAGCTATATCTTGATAAGTATTATAATACAAATGATTAACCGGCAGTTGCCAATAGTCATCTATATCCATAACTACTTGACATCCAAGTAATTCCTTAGTTTTGTTCCAATTTATATCGTATTGGCATATTCTATTATAAATTAATAAATCCCATCCATCAGTCTTATCTTCCGTTATAAAGTTGGTTACATAGCCTTTAATATCGTTCATAAATGCTAGAGGCAAAACTACTCTATGAAATCCACATCCTGATTCTTGATTGGTTAATCCTATTATATTCATTTGATCTTAATTGATATAAAACCTGCTGCAAATATTACTGCTATTAATTCTACTAAATGTATTGGTAGGAAGGTAAATAATAAAGCACACCATACTGTTAAACATTGGATGCAGTCAAATGGTCTGAATCGTTTTATCATTGGTATTTTTAGTATGCGCTTTAGTATGATGTGTCCGTTGAATACATTAATAAAATAATAAGCAAAGGTAAATGCGGCTAGGCTAATAATATACATCTTAATTCTTTTTTTACTTTGTTGGTAATATTGCAAACGTGGTTAACTGGTATTCCGTAATACTCTGCTACTTTTCTATTGCTTCCTAGTTCTACGTATTTATTAAAAATTCTAATTTCGTGGTCGGTTTCTATGTCTATGTTATTTTTTGTGAGTGCTTTTGTTGCCTCGACTGCTAAACTCTCAGGTATCGTAGGTAAATCTAATTGAGAATTAAAATACTCAACTGCCTTTAATAAATCACTTTTTTTGTACTTATAATAAAATTCTGATGTCTTAGAAGTTGCCATAAACCAACATATCTTGATTGCATACCTTAATAAGTTATTAGAGGCGAATAAAGCTGCTATCTTATCACAAGGCTGAAGTAGTAAGCTAACTGCTATTTCTTGTCTTAAATCGTCTTGTATTGATTCAGGCTTTGTTTTGCTTATCGCTTTTATTAGGTCAGGATGTTTATATATCTCCAGGACAATATCATTACACTTGTTCATCTAACCATTTTTGTGTTTCCTCAATTCCATTTCTTTTAATACTTAATGTTGGGTCAAGTTTAAGCATTCTGTTTACTATCACTTGGCAGTACTTAGGGTCAAGTTCCATTACAAATGTTTTAATGCCTTTTTGTAGTCCAGTTGCTATTGTTACTCCACTACCTCCAAAAAAATCAGCAATTGTTTTTATTTCATCTTTAGTTTTTTCAATACACCATTCAACTAATTTAATTGGTTTTTGTGTTGGGTGTACCCTATTGGTTTTTTCAGATGCTTGTGTAAATTGCCTTACAACACTTCTTATATTAGTCCAAGCAAGTTCGCAATCCGTTTGGTCGCTTCCTCCATTATTTTTATCCCAAACTAACCAACATTCGCTATCAGGCAAAGCAGAAGAATAATAATTAGCACCCCACCAAATATGATGTGATTTAGGATATAATGAATAAATTAAATTAAAACTATCTACTGCTACATCAGTATTGTCATCACCTAAAATGTCATTTCCATATCTTTCTTTTAAAACTCCGCTTTTACTAACTGCATTCATTCCGTATGGAGGGTCAGTATGTATTAAATCTGGAATAATATCATACATTAATTTATTAATATGGTCAGCATCAATACTGCTTCCGCATAATAACCTATGCTCTCCAATCTCAAATAAATCTCCTATTACAATATCAGTTTCTAATCCACCATCCGGCACATCAAAGTCATCTTCTTCTGCTTCTACTTCTTTATAATCAAATATAGGTAAATCTAATCCCCAACCTTCTAACTGCTCCATATCCCATTCGTTTGCTAACATATCCCAATCATTATCGCCAAAACCTATATTGTCTTTAATAATAAATTCGTTCTGCTTTTGTTCGCTCCAGTCAACTACCTCAACGTTAACTTCTTTATATCCGCATTCAATCATAGCTTTGTATCTCATATTACCTCCAAGTATAACCATATCTTTATTGACTACAATAGGTCTTACTGTTTCCATTTCTGGAAACTCTTTGATTGACTTAACAAGTTTTTTAAACTTATCATCTTTAATTAATCTTGGATTCTTTGGATTGCTTTTTACTTTATCTACCTTAACTTTTATCATTGATTAATTTTTTAATGTAAAATACTGAATCGAGTAACTCTTCGTATAAATGATTTAATAGTTGTAAGTTGTTTAAATCTGCATTATCTAAAGTAGTTCCGTAGGTTTTAATTCCTTTAGCTTCTCGCTTTTGTAAGTCTGCATTAATCTCGTCTAATAAGTTCATTGTGTTTATCTTTTAAAAATTGCATATATTGTTCTTTATCACCCAAATCAAAATGGCATTGCCTGCACAATGCCATAAGGTTTTCAATTAAATCTTTGTCTTTGCTGCCACCCATTCCTCTTGCTTCTATATGGTGGATGTCAACTGCACGATTATCACATACTTCGCAGGGTACATAATCATCTTGTGCATAACCAAAATACTTTAAATATATTTTAGTGTGGTTTTTCAAAATGGCATATCATCTTTAGAATAAATAGCAAATGAATTATCGTTTGTATTTACTTTTGCTTTTGGTTCAAAGTCATTTAAAGTAATTTTTACATTCTTGCCGTACTGGTCCGGTTCAGCATAAATATTAATATTTACTTTAACATACCTCTTGCCATTGTATTCATAAGAATGCTCTAGTGCATCTGTGATACATAGGCTTGAACTTAGGAAAGTTTCATTAATTTTTTTTCCGCTTCCTAATCTAATTGCTTGTTTTTTTTCTGTACTCATTTGTTTGTTTTTATTGGTTTAAGTATTCATTTATTATTTTAATCGTATGTCCAAAGCCTTGCCCAAACTCTGCCTTATATCCCTTGCCTCTTAGCTTCATCATCATTATCTCTTGCTCTTGATGGTGTTCATTCTTTCGCATTGTTCCATCCTTTTTAAACACTACGTTATTAACTGTTTTTAATTCTATAAATAGTCCGGCATAGTTTCCCTTTGGTTCAGCAATAAATAAATCGGGATAAGCATTTGAGAACTGGAGTGCTTTGTGTCGCTTTGCCATCCCTATGCTCATTCGCATTCCTGAACTAAAGTCAGTTCTAAATATAACGTATGGGTATATTTTACGTATGTAGTCGCAAACTAACCTGTGTAAGTCTTTCTCTAACATAAAATAAAATTAAAATAAAGTTATTCACATTAATAAAAAAGTTATCAATACTATGTTTGTTTAGTACTCCATATCTTTTCTCCATCTTCGCCCCAATAGTAATCGCATTTACCATCTTTTAAAGGTAATTCCATAAAGTAACTTTGATATAGTTCATCTGCTTTTGCAGTAAACCTGTAGCAATTTTCTTTGTAAGGGCAATGTATTGCACCCTTTTGACCTTCGCATTTTGTTATATCTGCCATATCTTTATTTATTTAAAATGTATGTTTCGATAAAATAATCTTTAGCTTGTCCTTCATATTCAATTTTATTATTTAAACCTTCGTTAAATGCTTCTTGTATTTGGTCTCTTTCTAATTGTAAAGCCAATGTAAAAATACCTTCTCTTTCAAGTCTTTCATAAATAGGTCTTGTTAAGGTTGCATCTAATTTTTCAATTAATATTTCTACTGATGTTCTCATATATATTTGTTTTTATTTGTAAAGGTATTTTTACTTTTTTTATTTCTAAAGCTATTAGTTTACTTTTTATTAAATTTTAGAAGTATTACTACTTAATTCATTTCTTTAAATTCCATTCTTTCTCCTATAAATTGAAATGGTATATTTTTTAAACTTCCGTGCCTGTTTTTAGCAATCTTAACTATACATTTTCCTTCTGAATTATGTGTCATACCATCAACTTCTATTTCCATTATTCCATAGGTCTCAGGTCTCATTAAAAAGATAACTGAATCAGCATCTTGCTCTATACCACCGCTTTCTCTAAGGTCAGAAAGTTGAGGCATTTTATCGTTTCTGCTTTCAACTGCTCTACTTAATTGACTTAATGCAAGTACTGGTATATTTAATTCCTTTGCTATTATTTTACATCCTCTACTAATTTCTGCTATCTCGCTTTCCCTGTTTCCTTTCCTATCTACTCCACTCATAAGTTGCAGATAATCAACGCATAAGAACTCAATTTGGTATTTTCTTTTAAGTATCGCAGCCTTGCTTCTTAGGTCTCTAATGTTTAAACTTGGTGTGTCATCAATGTATAATTTAGCTTTCTGCAATCTATCTTCTGAAGCCATTAGCATAAATTTATGTGCTTCTGTTAAATTATTATTTCTAAGCAAATGATGTGCAATGCCGGAATCCAAACTAATTAACCTGTTAACTAATTGTTCCCCACTCATTTCTAAACTAAATATTCCTACTGGCTTATTTTGTTTTAATACGTTTAGAATTGCATTAAGCATAAAGGCAGTTTTACCTTGAGCAGGTCTTGCTGCTAAAATAATTAAATCAGGATTAACCCAACCGCTAATGTATTTATTTAAACTCTGCCAACCAGTATCTATTCCTATTTGTCCGTTCTCAATAACTGCATCCCTTTCTTTAGCTAAACTCATTATGTAATGCGCCATCCCTTTCTCACTATTTTTATAAATGCTTTCCTGAGCATTTAAAATTTTAGTAGCTGCAGCATTTAAATGGTTTTCAATCTCGCCTTGGTAAGAATCATTAATTAATTCCTGACCTATTGTAATTCCTTTCCTTTGTAGATAGTTTTGCTGCAGTATTAATATCCAATCATTCATTGAACTACTGCCAGTTACATTATTAGTTAACTTTACTATCTCATAAGGACCACCTACCAAGTCCATTTCTCTTTTATTTGTCAAGTATTGTGATACAGTTACTATATCAATAGCAGACATTTTATCATATAATCCCTGAATAGCTTTAAATATTAATTGGTTTTTAGTTTGGTAAAAGAATTCACTTGTAATTTTTGATATATATGTATGAACTGAATTCTGTTCGATTAATAAAACTCCAAGAATCCTATCTTCGACATCTTTGTTGTTTGGTGGTGTTTTAGCCATTTTAAGCCTGTTTTTAGGTTGGTTAATGTATTCGTGATAGATTCTATCAAAAGTTATTTTAAATTAAACCTTGATATATTAAAATGCCTTTAAATGATAGTTATACTTAATTGATAACTAAAATTGTATTAAAGAACTATTTTTGTTAAAAAATCCCCTTTATTTATTTCTTTACTTTCTTTCTTTGCATAAGCCTCCCCATTAGGGAGGGTAATAGCCCCCCCATTTTTCCAACGTAAAGCTGCTCCGATTTTACCCTTGTCACTTAGCTTTTTTCTTAGTCCTAAATGGTCATTTAATCTCCGAGAAAAGAAACCATTTTCAGCGATTGTAAATAAATTAAATTCTTCAATAACCGCCTTGACTTTTACTTCGTTTGTCTGCATCTGCATTGCTAGAACTGGAGTAATATTTAAAGGTAGAATACCACCTGCTTGTGCAAGGTTCTCAACTAAAAACCAATAAATACCATAACCCTCCATTCCTAACTGCTGCCTGAGAAATAAGATTTTAACATCGTTTGCAGAATTATAATCGTGACTAAAGTAATAACTTTTATTCATTTATTAATATTTTACGTTTGTTATCTTCAAAAGTTACTTCTATTAATCCTGTATCTTTTAATTCGTTTAACCAGTTGTTTACTGTCATTGTAGAAACTTCAAAAGCATCTGCATAATAAGCATTTGATTTATTTGTACGTTTGGTATGGTCAAGGTAAATATAAAAAATCTTTGCCGAATTATTAATTCTATATTCTAATATATCTTTTTTTATGTTAATCATAAGTTAAATTTAAGGGGTGGCGATTAACCACCCCAAGTTAATTAATTGATTTCGTTGTAGATTCTTCTTGAATCTTTTTTGTTTAAAACTGAAAATTCGCCGTACCTGATTGACCTTCCAAACTTATTAGTATGGTTGATAAATCTACAAATGATATTTACCCCCTTTGCTCTTAAGGATGATATCCTAGCAGTAGGGTTTAGAATACCATTATTTACAAGGTTTAAACTTGTTGTGGTTTTCTCAGTAAGTAATAAATTTAATACTTCTGCATTTTGATTTGTTGGTGTTGTCATTTTTTATGGTTTAAAGTGGTTTACGAGGTGTATAATACTGGAATGATGCATTTTTAATTTCTTTCCAATATCGGTTAAAATAAATCCATCTTCTCTTGCTGCTTTTGAAAAGTCAACCCTACGTTTAACAGTTTCGTATTTACGATTATTCTCTGTTAATTGTTCGTAAGTTATATTATTTTCTTTTAAATAATTAATAGTCCAGTAGTCTAAATCATTATAATTTTTAACAAATTCTTTTTTTTCTTTCTCAACTACTTGAATCTTAACCTTTTCTAAAGGATATCTATCAAATAATAAAGCAACTTTGCCTAAATCATAATCGCTGCAATTTGTATAAATTTGAATATACTTTAAAATTGTTTTTAAGTTAGGGTATTTATTGGTTTTTAGTTGAGAACCTTGCACAAGCAGGTGGTATTCTACCTTTAAATATTACTCCAGTTCTAGCAATGCAGATGTAGACAA